ATATTCCAGTTCCTTACGCCAGTAAACGCGGCTCGAATTGATTACATAGCCGAAAAAGTTAGACGGGACGGCATTTATCCGGATATCAAAAACATCGTTGCCCTCTATGTCTTTTTTACGGGAAATGGTAAACATGTCTTCCATAAGACGAACTTTGTGTTTCAGTACGTTTTCTTCCCAAACGTAGTGGGACAATGTGCTGCCGTTGGCCGGATGTTCCTTTATACCGGTACCGCTTACCTCCATGCTGCAACCGGGAAAGAAGAACATCTGCGTATTATGGGTATAATTGGTAAAGTCCAGTTCTATTTCCTGCAAATTGTCCAAGGCCGTATCTGACAGTTTGGGGCTGTTCAGAATAAGGTTTCTTATATCGCGGGATAAAAAACTATCCTGGGCCCAACCGCGGATAAACTTCCGGATATCCTTTGCCTTTATCAGTTTTACGATATTGCCGGTAATACGGATGTATTTCGTTGAACTGGAATTTTCATCATGAAGCGAATAGAAACCGTTAAGACGTAAAAAGTAGTGAAGGCAGTCCGCGTCTATATTGTGATCCCATTGCCGGGATTTCTCGTTAAACTTGGAATACCAGAATTTGGCGGGCATGGCAAGCGTCATAAGGTTACGGAAATCCTCGTTCTTGCTTCGTAATTCCATAAAGTCCCGGAAGTCCTTACGGGGTTTGCCCCGCTGATCCCGGTAAGTGGTAAGCCAGGCCGGTAGCCAGATCGTGTGGATATCGATAAAACGTAGTGCAAGTTCCGTACCCTTTACCCTGCCCGTCGTGTCGATATCGGGTATGTTATACAGGACTTCAACGTATTTCATGATCTCCTTGTAGTCCTGTTCGGAAAGTTTATATGTTTCCGAATTAAACCAGATCGGGGAAAAGCCCAGCGATTTAACGCACAGGGCGTCGCGCTCTCCGGAACATATAAACGCCTCCTGCAGCTTCTGTTCCTTATAAGGCTTTTCCGCATTGGCCGGATTCTTTTTAAATGCAGCTTCCTCCCTGGAATTAAATTCCCGGTATAAGGCTTTCAGTTCGGAAAGGCCGTTTATATAGTCTTTCGGCTTGACACCTTCCGGAGTGTAGGAAAAACGCCACTGTTTGTCCGGATTCAGGGGCTCGTATATTTTATAGAACTTCACTTCGGGCGTGTCGCCTTCGGCCGGTTTTACCAGACATTCGCGCATAAAGATAGGGTATGTCGCAGTCGCGTATTTATAGGTTACCTCGCGATTTTTTACATACCCTATATATTTGGCCGAATACCAGTGCAGAGCCTCGGCGTTCTCCTGGGTGACACGGGGGCCGAGTATGCGTAACTGATCCGGGGTGAGATGATCGGCAAGCTCGAAAATTTTAGTACCGTCTTTCTGATCCTGGGAGGCCGGAACCTTACGGATATCCGGCTTGTTTACGTTACGGTTGAGTTCATCGGTTACGTTGTACATGGATGCAAGTTTAAGGATCGCCTCGTTAAACCGGAGGCCTTCCTCATACATGCAGATATCGACAGGGCTTTGAGCCGTTCCGGTATCGCCGAAATCCGTTACCTTATAAACCTGCTGGGAACCTTCCTTTCCGAATAGCTTGATACAGGCCGACGCGTCGTCTTCTGACGGCCGGCGTTTGAAATGGCGGTTGGTTCCGACACAATCCCGGGCTTGCGGATAATAATGTAGAATAATATCCAGCCCGTTGTTGGTTACTTTGTAGATGTCTTCTGCCTTTATCATCGTTATAAAGTTACATAGTTACTTATTTTTCGTTGTTTTCCTCCTGCTTTGTTTTCAAGTCTCCCCAAGGTTGATACAGGAAAACGAATAATAACAGCCAAAGAAAAGCGGTTTTACCCGTATAATAAATGACAAAGGCAATCAGTCCCATAAAGGCAACCACGATAATAGCGTGGGCGATGTATTTTAAATTTTTATCTTTCATTGTTCAAACATGTTATACTGAATTGAAAAACCGAATTTGCTTAATCTCCTTTCCTGGAGAAGGGAACGTTTGTCATGTGAAGGCATAATGACCACCAGGTTCTTTGTATCGAACTGGTAACCTTTCTTCCGCATCTGATAACGTAGGTTTCTTAGGCGTCTGTCTTCTTTCATGGCATTTCGTTAAGATCGTCTTAGTTTATAGAAGGCATGGCACACTATCACAAAGGATAGCGTTTAAATCCTCCTGTATGGTTTCCTGTTGCTTCTTGTTCAGGTGTACCAGGAAATAACCTTTTCCGTCGGAAAGATTCTTTATTTCCGCCAGATTATACTTCCGGTCCATTGCATCCACGAATGCAGGGGATTCCATGGGGCGGAAGCTACTGAATATTTTATAGGTTCCACTACTGCCTTCTATTCGTAACGTGGTTAATTCATCGGGGGTGGTAATTGTTGATTTCATTGCTGTATTATTTTTAGAAAAGTCCACATAAAGTGTAAAAAACTGATTTATATTTATCGCTCTTTCTTCTTTTGTATTAGAAAGATACACCCTTTTATTTTTCTTATCCATTTTTATTTAATCTCTTGCATCAGCCATTTTTCGGCCTTTAGCCGTTGCCGAATAGATATTCGGTTTATCACCTTTGAAACATTTAGTCTTTATCCATTCATATCTTTCAGCTTCCCGGAGATAAAATAATATTCCGTATTCAGATGTATTTTTCAACCAATCTAATTTCTTGATTTGCTCAAATGTCATAGGACCGCCATATACAAGCGATGATGTTAACATCTGAACTCTTTCTTTCAATGAATATTCACTCATATTTAATTTGTTTTACTCTAATTGATTCTTACATACTTGCCACTTATGTTACAAGTTTTTAGTATCTCTGCGTTTTCTTCTCCAAAAGCGATCAAAACAGCACCACAACCAGGCGAATCCCCCCGTATTCCGTCCGGCCTGAAAAAACGAATCCTTCCGCGTAGAAATTTAATTGCCGTTGCCTTCTCAAATATAATATCCTGGAACATCTTACTATCACAGCGGTTGAACAACAGCGCAATGCCATTGCCGTGTTGTGCCAGTTTACGAACAAATTGTTCAATAAGCGGACGGGAATAAGGTGGATTTAACCAGACACGACCTACCCAATCTTTAGTTAATCCGTCATGGTTTTTGTTGTACATGGTTTCTGCCGTTTGCCAAAGCGGTTTAACCGGAGCACATGGATCTAAATCAAACTTTCCTAATGCGTCTATAATTTCTTTGGGTGTATACCACTCATCAGTGGTATTAGCCGATTTTTCAAAGGTTGTATTCATATCTATCATGTTATGAGGGGTTATACAATTCATATCCATTATCCCAAAGACTATCACTGCGAAAATTGAAGAAATCTTCCAAAGAGATACGTACACCATCTTCTAAAAGAAGAAATCCGTTTTCAATAGTCATCCATTCGTCAGAGGAAAAGAAACGGTGCGTAACCTTCTTACCCTCTTTCATTGCTTGTATAGCTTCTTCTTTGCTCATTATCTTTTCTTGATTTGAATTATTTTTCACCACTTATTTTTAATTTTACCAATTCACCAATAGGATAGGTCGTATGTTTCGGTCTGTTTATTTTCACTTTATGAGAAGAAAGAAACAACGGAACAGGTTCTATTCGATAGAAAGTGTAGTAAGCTTCTTTAGGAGCTGTTTTTTCATATTCCTTTAAATATTCTTCTGCTTTATTTCTCGTATCAAATGCGGCAAGGATAGAAAACCAAACGCCGTCTTCTTCGTATATTCCGGATTCCCTTTTAGTTACTATGTAAATTTTGCTCATTGTTGTTTATAGCTGTGCCGGAGGATAGCATCGAACTACCAATAACACCCGCTTTCGCCCTTCGGGGTTATCTCCACACTCCGGCGGTTATTATATGGAGCGGCAAAAGCCGCCCCGGTTATTTATTCACTTTTCTTTTCCGGAAGAAAAACAAAGTCTGCCCAAATATCAAGGAATTGTCGACCGCAATATGCTGCCAGTTCCGACGTTTTGAAGGCAAGCCGAACACCGATGCTCGCATGCGTGAACGATGAATCGCTATGCGCGTACGCAAACGAAACACCGCCTAACGCGTCCGCGTAGTAGCTCGACCGATACACCACACGAGACTTTTCTTCCTCGTCCAACTTATTGTATTCTTCCCCTGTATAAAGAATAAACCAAGGATAATAACGGCATTCATCCTCTGTAAATCGAGGTTCCCAGCCTTCATTTAAAGCTTTGACAATGATACGGAGTTTCAGAAAAGCCAAAACGTCAGGTTCAAGACCGAGGGATATTTTATCTCGGTTCCATGCTTCTGCATCGATGCCAATTTCATGGCAGGCGTCCTCAAACGTCTTAATACGTTTTCTTACGTCTTTTTCTGGTTCATCAATAAGGGTTAAGATTCCATTTCTCCAGACAGCTGTTTTACCTTCCGGAATTTCGATTTCTAATTTCTTTGATTTCATTCTTCTTTTATTTATTGGTTTTCACTATGGAAGATTTTTACGCCTGTTACTTCCTCGATCTTATCCTTTGCAAGTTCGGGAATACGACAACGACTACCTCGCCAATTACGAAAGGTATGTAATGGCACTTTACATGCTTCTGCCAATTTAAGGGACATTTCAGAAGATTCTTTTACCGGCAAATTCAAAAGGTACATTCTTAGTTTCTCGCCGTCATCATTCCTTTTTAATTTTTTTTTCGTCATACCTTTGTGATAAATATACTCATTATTGTTAACTTTACATAGCAAAGGTATAATTATTTTTACCACAGGTGAATAAAATTCACGTTAATAAAAGTTATAACAAAGGTGTAATATGGCTAATTTTTTGTTAATAAGAGAGTTATGTGAATTAAAGAAAATCACTATACGAGAACTTGCTTCACGTATAGGAAAAGAAGATAGTAGCATACAGGCTATTGTTAGAAATGGATCAACGAACACAAAAACCATTGAGGCAATAGCAAAGGTTTTAGAGGTTCCTGTAGGTGTATTCTTTGATGATATTCCCATAACTGGAATAAAATCAAATGAACTTGATAAAGATGCAAAAATAGCTGATTTAGAAAGGATAATTGAGGAGAAGGAACGTCTAATACAAGTCTTATTAAGTAAGAAATAACCTGTAATAGATAAGAAATGTAGGCATATTGTAGGCCATACGTTTATACAAATGATTAATAATCAGGCGATTAAAGAACGTTACTTGAATTATATAGATATTTGGACAATAACAAGTAAACCTACCATAAGCGTATTTTAATTTGGTACTAATATACATACTTACACAGGAAATCCTTCCGTCCGCGGAGGGATTTCTTTTCAATTGTACGTATCTGTAAATTTGTCCGCGGATTTCTTTGATATTTCATAAAATCTTTGTAATTTGTTATGTCATAAAATAATTGGAGGACAGCCTTATGAAAGACCCGCTTGGTATCAAAATAAATTCGATCCCAGTTCTTTACAAGCTGTTTCCAAATGAAGAAGCCTGCATTAACTATCTTGTAACTTTTAATTAGAACGGTACTCCCATTTCACTGTTTGATAAAACTTCAAAAGTCTATAAATTGAAAAACGGAAATTATCGCTGTAAAAACACAGAAAAGAATTTTACTGTAAAAATAGGAACCATATTTGAGAAAATAAAGATTGACCTATAAAGGTAGTTCGTTGTTATATGCTTGTTAACCATAAAGCGGGGCTTTCTTTCTATCGGTTGGCAAAAGATATAGATGTTACTCAAAAACAGCGTGGTTTATGTTACACAAAATAAGAAGTCAAATGTATCTTGCTAACGAAAATCTTCTAATGGGTGAGGTGGAAACTGGTGAAACACTTATCGGGGGTAGAAACAAAAATAGTCATTGGAACAAGAAAATGGCATATTCACAAGGACATTCCCATAAAGACAAAACTCCGGTAGTTGGAATGATACAATGGGATTCCTTAATAGTTTTACAGGCTCATAATCATTGTTATCCTTATAACACGCAATAAACAAACAGATACATGACACTACCATACAAAATTAATTCTTCGTCTTTGAATTTGTTGGCAGATTCTTCCATATTATGAGATGTTTTGTTGGAGATGTGCTTTTATGCTGATATTTATTCTAGTATCTCTCGTCTTCAATTCTCCGACCTGATACTTTATAAGAAATGCAAGGATATTATTCAAGCTTTAGAAACATTTCTTTTAGATTGATTGTCACGCAGTCAAACTGATTCACCATATCCATACCGATAATCCCTGCATCATCTGATGTCTGGAAATCACCGTTTGTAGTATCCACTGCAAGATTTTTCAATTCGACCGGAACTTTACCGACCTTTATGCGGAAGGACGGTAAGCGCAATATTT